ATCAGCTTCCATCTCCTTTTCAGTTGATGCTGCTGCTACTGAATCCACAACGATTGTTACATACTTATCCTTTGAGTTAGTTCTCACTTTCTCAATAATAGTTTCAGTATATTCAAAACATTGTTCAACAGTTTCAGCTGCTACATAAAGTAATTTGGTTGTATCTACTCCAATGGCTTCTAAGAATTCTCTACTTACGGCGTTTTCAGTATCAATCAACACAGCTATACCACCTAACTTTTGAGTTTCGGCAAGTAAGTGTGCTGAAAGTAATGATTTACCACTTTGTTCCAATCCTGTCACTTCGGTAATTCTACCAACAGGCAAACCACCATACGGGCGATTTGAGATAGCCACATCTAACATTGATGCTCCGGTTGAAATCCATCCCTCTACATTTGTGGGAGCTTCATCCGAGTCCAAAAAGAATGCTACCTTTTGGTCTTTTGATTGTTTGTTAAGGGACTCCGCTAGCACTTCTGCTAAGTCCACTTCCTTAGTTGCTTTAGCCATATATTAACTTATTATTTTATGAATTGAAAAGGTCATCAAATGCTGCTGCTACATCATCTAATTTCTTAGCTGGTGCTGCTGCCGGCTTTGATGGAGTTGTATCGAAAGGTGCTTCGTCATCATCGTTAGCAGTTGATGAAAGAGTTTCAGCTGATACTGATTTTTCATCTTCTGATGTTGCTGATGGGTTTAACCAACCTTCTAATACATTTTTCAATTCTGCATAAGTTAATTCTGAATAAAGTTCAGTAATTTCTTTTTGAGAATTTAAGTACTTGTCCGTTTCTTCTTTAGATGTTGCTAAAGGAGTTTCTTTTGGTTTAACACGGATTGTTGTTACAGGGTAAGAAGTACCACTGTCTTCTGCTGATACTACTTCAACGGTAATATCTCTACCTTCATTTGGGTCAGTAATATCACCATAATCAGGATCTGCCATATAACCAAGAATCTCTTGATATACAGTTTTTCCAAAGCCCCAAAAACGAACACCTTCACCTTCTTCACCTCTTACCAATACTGGTACGAAAGTTCTAAGTTTCGGCTCCATTTTCTTTGCAGCTTTCCAATCTTCCTTATCACCCATTCTTTTAAGTTTGTCAGCAAACTCAACAATTGGGTCAGGTCTGCCAAAACTCATCGGAGATAAGTAAGTTTTGTTGTTAATGTTGTAGTGAAAATAAAGTTCAATAAAAGGATTTTCTTTATTGAATTTGTACGGCACCAATCTGATTGTGTGTTTGCCTGGTGCTGGCTTCCAAAGTTCTACTGTGGTTCTTTGGGTGTTCTGCAGTTTGTTAAGTCTGCTCTTAATCGCGTCTAAATTAATAGCCATTTTCTTTTAAATTTTAAGAGTTTAAGGTTTAAAACGTTTATGTTTTAAGGTTGGATTATAGTGTCTTTCCTACACTTCCGTTACATTAATAAATATAAAGGAGATACAAATATACAACAAATTCCTGATATTTCCAAATCTTTTTTTGAGTATATTTTTGTCCTCATAATTTGTAACAAATATACGAAAAATATGTTACAAAACCAAATAAAAAAGGGAGTTTTTATACTCCCTTTTGTTTTATGCTAATAAATGATAATATTCTTTAAAGTGTTTAATTCTATCAGGCAATCCGATAGTTCCACCATTTACTCTTTTTGTGATTTTAGTTACAACCACATCACTTGCACCTTCATCAGCCATCTTATGCAATCCGTTTTTAGAGAAGAACCAAGCTGCTGATAATAAAGCGTATTGAGATGCTACCTTATCAGGATTAGCTGTCATATCTTCACCAATTGATTTACCAAATGCAGTGTAGTTATCTTTACCCGTTAATTGGATATAACCACGGCCTCTGAATTTGTAGCCTTCACCACTTGCTTCAGTCCCATTACCCATACGGTTTGCATATACTTTAGATGCAATCTTTTGTGGGTTTCTTTGATAAGCGTTTGCAATCGCTTCGGTTGGGAAATACTTTTTGAATATACCCATTAAACCTTTAGCTGAATAGTTTAAGTTTTCTTGTGTTGCTCTAAATCCACCACTCTCATGTCCACATTGTGCTAAGAAATGTGCTAATCTTAATGGAGTATTAATTTGGAACTTAGCCGCCGTATCAGGAATCATAGCGATTACTGCATCAGGAATGTGTCCTTTTAATTTATCCAATTTTAATCCACCCACTGGTGCTATTGTTTGAACTGGTGGCGCTGGTAAAGGTTCTCCTTCTCCCATAATTTTTGCCCAAGTTCCTGGTCCTACGATACCATCTGCAACCAAACCATGCTTAGCTTGGAATTCTTTTACTGCCGCTTCGGTTTTAGGTCCAAAGTTAGTTACTGCTGGAGAAATTCCTAACTTCTCCTGCATTAATTTTACGTTTTCGTTATTATCACCTTTTTTTAATAACATAGTTTTAATATTTTTTAATTTCTTTGTACATTATAACTTGTTTAGGTTTCATAACTATTTCATTCCATAGAGATGTCTTATTATCTCTACAATCTTCTACATTTCTGCAAAGATTACTTTCGTTACCAGGGTATGATAATCTGAACATATTAACTGCTTTATTACCCTTATCAGTTGCGAATGTTTTTGCATCTGATTTGAATGCAGCTACCAATGTTCCGCTTAATTTTACCAATATATTACTTTCCGGTCTGAAAAACTCTTTAGCCTGTGTTGTAAATCCAGATATTGAAAATCCGTATCCATTTTGTACACTATCTATTAAGTTAATCAATCCTTCTTTAGATGTCCAATGTAATACAGTCACTTCTTCATCAACAGTACCATAAGTATCCATTGTGAATTCTTTATTTAATAAAAGATATGGTTCTATTGCTCCTCTAGAGTAGAAAAAAGCAATCTTATCATTATCTATATTAACTATATAATCTTTATAATCTTTTTTTAATGACCAAACTCTATGATTTACAAAGTCTTCTATAAAATCCAATACTTTCTTTCTTGTTAAATCAGGAAATTGCTCAGTTTCAATAAATAATTGATATGAGAAGTATTTGTTAATTAAATCTATAAGTTTTGGGCTATAATCAATCGTACCACCCCTAGTATCAAATCCATCTTTTTCTAAGGCAAGGAATTCATTACAAATGGTTTCCCATTCGGATATTGTGTGAAATGAGCTTTCTGGTTTAAAATATCCTCTAACCTTATACATAGTAATTATAAATATTACTGCTCTTTATTTTCACCCTCACCGAAATCAATTACTTCAAAAACTCTTGTCTGAATCTTTTTTGTACCTTCGGCATTTGTTAATATGATTGAATTTTTGAATTTTTGCCAATTGATGACAAATGATGTATCCAACACACCACCATTTTCTTCTTTAACTAATTCGTTAAGAGCATTAATAGTGTATAATGTATTAGATTCTTTCTTTCTGTGTATTAAAATTGTATTTTCCAACGGAGTTTCAGGTTGGAAAGCTGTATCAATGTTGTACGTGATGAATAATTCATCTAAATTCCCCTTATTTTGAAGAATATAAATGTAATTATAAACGATGTGATAAATTTCTCTAATTTGTTGTAGAGTGTTGTGTAACTCACCTTTCGTTGTAAACGTACATAGTAACTGTGTTTTCATCCGCTTTTCCTTTTCTTTTATATCATCTATAAATATGAAAAAACGGATGAAAGGGTATTTTTACTTAATTTCCGTATATGTTCTTATTAGCAAGTTCAAGTATTTTAGCAAATCGTTTATCAAGCTGCATTTCAAACTTAATTTGTCCACCATATCCAACACCATCTTCTCTTGCTACAATAGTTGCAATAGGAATAACTCTACCCTTTTTACCAGCTTTATATGCTAAGTAAGGTGGTTCTTCATTTGTTACTGCAAATAAACCTTGCTTAATTTCTTCAAAGTTGGATGTTTCAAATATATTCTTCAATACTGCTCTATCTAATGAGTTAGGTCCAATTGCCATAGATTCTTCACCCTCACCAACTGCTTTTAATGGAAATTCCTCTCTAATAGCACCCAACATACCTTGCTTTAATTTAGGATTAGTGCCCAATGCTGTAATTACTGCTTTTTGATGAGTTTTATGAGTATCTTGTACACCCTGTAAATACTTTAACGCACCTTTATCACCTTTCTTAGCTGCTGCAGTTATTGCTGATAGGACAACTTTATTTATATCTCTAGAACCCTTTCCAGCTTTCAATTTATCTAAAGCTTGTTCTAATGTTATTTTTTTAGCCTTTACTATTGATTGAAATTCTGAATCTTTTGCTACCAAACTTTGTAATTTTTTCATATTCTTTGAACCAAAATCATATAATGATTTTCTCTGATTCTTTTGATATACGTTTGGATTAATATCATCGGAAATATTTGCATCCCACTCAAATAATTTACCAGTACCAGAATTTAAAAAGTTTACAGCAGTTGATTTCTTTAAAGATACTTCATCTAAGATTTCTTGTCCATCTTTGGTTTTAACTTTAAAGTATGCATCGGTTGAAAATCCTTTATTCTTTTTATAATCTTTCAATCCCATTGCTTCAACTTCACCTTCCGTATCCCAAGAACCAGCTATAATTTGTGCACCAGGATATTCTTTTGACAATCTATTTCTGATTGCTTTCCTATTGTTCATTGCGGCTTGAATCCAACTTTTAGTTACGATTCTTTTTCCTTCAATTTTTAAATCAGGATTTGCCTGAATTTGTGCTTGCTCATGTGCTAATAAAGAATCAAAGAAAGCCTGAGCTTGCTTATCATCTAATGTAGTACTAATCATAGTCATCAACTCACCAGATTGTGCTGAAATTTGTCCAGCCCCACCAGGTAAATTTGAAAAGTGTGACCATTTAGCAGTTTCATTTGTTGCTTTAGTATTCATCATTCTTTCCAAAGCTTTCAAATGTCTTGGTGGAACTTTTGTACCAGCATATAATTCTTTTGGTAATTTATATGGTGGTGGTGGAGGTCCCACTTCATATTTTTTATTTTTGATAGCAAATTCATTATCATCTGGAATTTGCTTTTGTGTAAATTGTTTTGATTTTAAAGTATCTATCTTAGTAAGTGTTTTATCTTTGCCACCAATTATTCTAGAACCTTTAGCTGGTTTAGCAGCTGGTGTTGGTTCTGATACGGGTTGTGGTTTTGCTGCAGGTTTTTCTTTACTTAATCTTTTTTGATATTCCGCATCGCCGGTAAACATATTTTGAGTTGCTGCTTGCGGTTTAGCTTGACCTTTTTTAGCTTTAGGGTCTTCGTGAGTACCACCTTTAATAGCTGCATCTTTTGATTGCTTACTTTTAAAGTAAACTAACTTTCCAGTTTCTTTACTTCTAGCTGCCAACTTAGGGTCACCTGTTGCTTCATCAATGAAACCATAAATCATTTCTAACATTAATTCATTTGATAAATCCAAATGTTCTTCTTTCATTTGCGGAGTTTCCATATTATCTTCCCCTTGTGTTTTTTTCTTTTGTTCATATGAATCAATCATATCTTCCATTTGCTCAGGACTGATTTCCATTTCTTCTAAACCTTTTGAAATCATTTCAGCAAATTTTTCCATATTTGCATCCATTTCCGCATCACCATCTGCATCAGCAAATAACGCTGCTCTACCAGCTCCCTTCAATATAGTTTCACCAACAACGTGTGGTATAAATTCCATAGCAACGTGCTTACCAAATGCGGCCGCACCATGTCCTAATCCACCCATTGCTGCTCCAAAAATTGCAGTAGTTGCTATCTTAATACCAACTGCTTTAAGTGCATCTTTTTCGTGGTCATTAAGTTTTTTACCACTAAAGAATTTACCAACACCTTCTCCAGCAGTTTTGAATTCATGCACTTCATGCTTCATTCCATCTTTTACTGCTTTCCATGCTCCCTTAGCTTTATCTTTAATAGCTTGTGCTAAAGTTCTTCTTGGTTCTGACCCAGCTTTGTAATATCCTTTTTCAAAGTATTCTTTTTCTTCTGCTGTCCATTTTTCAATCTTACTCTTAATTTTATCAGTAATGCCAGTCTTATCTAAAGATGATACTTGCTTTGGTGCCGCATCAGGAGTTTCTTTATTAGCATCTGCTTTTTTAGCTGCTATACCCATATCTTCTGCAAACTTATTTGCCATTGGAATAGCATCTTTAATATCTTGGTCTAACACCTGAACTTTCATCGGAATTTGTTTTTCCGGATGTTTAGCGTTGTAAGCTGCTACTGCCGCCCAACGGTGATGTCCATCAATTACATATCCATCTCTACTCACATATATTGGTGCAGTAATCTTTTCGTGATTAGGGTCTTTCTCTAACGCTCCCATCATTCCTACTACTTTAGCACCAACCAATTCGGATTGAGTTGCTTTTAATTTATCAGCAGGAACTTCAGTTTGAGTTACCTTAATATTTTTTTGCTTCAACATTTCTCTAAACACAGGCTCAGTATCTACTTCACCACTCTTATCAACTGGCATATTTGCTGCTTTAGTTCCAGGTTGTGCAGTTCCTTTAAATTGTGGCATTTCTGAACGTGGAATACCTAAATTATCATCACAATATAAGTTAGTACCAGGTACAGTTATTTGACATAAATTAATGTTTGGTGCTTTCTCACCTTTAGAGATTGCATCATCAACCATTTTTTGTACCTTAGTAATATCCGTATTGAATTTTTCTAAATCTTTTGAGTCAACTCCATCTGGAATATCAGATTGTCCGCCAAATGTTTCTGGGTCAGCTTGTGGTATTTCCTTTTGAACATCTTGAGTTGGGATTGGATTAAACTCTTTTGAATCTGATTTTGCTTTATCTTTACTTAAATCAAATTCATCTTCAGGTTGTTCACCATATTTGTTTTCATATTCACCTCTCTTACTAACATATTCATCAGACCACATTTGCTCTGCTTCTTTATCACCTTCTTTTTTAGCTCTAGCAATTCTTGTTTGAGTATATTTCAATGCAGCTGCTTCAGCTCCCTTTTCATCACCAGCAGCCTTAGCATCTGCTACCGCATTTCTTTCTTTATCTTCTTCTGCTTTAAGTTCATCTGCATTTAATGATAATTTGTAAAAATCATATCCCTTTGCTTTAGCTTTTTGAACCTTATCGCCGGCTTGAGCTTTGAAATCAGATTGTGCTTTATCAGCTTGTGCTTTAAAATCATCTTGAGCTTTTTGAGCTTGTGCTTTAAAATCAGCTTGTGCCTTTTCAGCATCTTTTGCAAATTGAGCTTGTAATTCTTTTTCTTTATCTAAACGAGCTCCCATAGCAGGGTCTGCTTTTGGGTCATACATTGGTGCTGCTTTTTTGATTGGGTCTTCTTTTGGAGCTTCTTCACCACCACCTTTACCATCCTTTGGTTCTTCCGGTTTTTTAGGTTGACCCTCACCACCCAAATCTTTATTAATAGCATCTCTTTCTGGTGTACCATCTGCTGGTAAAGTTCTTTCTGCAGCCTGTCTACCAGGGTGGTCAGCCGGTAATCTTAAAAGATTTCCAACCAATCCTTCCGCATCTTCACCTTTTGTATTTTTATATTTAATAGATTTATTTAAAGCAGGATTTGAGAAGTTTCCTTTTTCAGCTTCAACAACTTTTTCTGGAGTTTTTCCCTTTTCCATCAAAAGGTTTTCTACCAACACATCTTCGATATGAGATAATCCCATTTCAGAAAGTACAAATCCCAACTCCTTTAAGTGGGTTGGGTTTTTTGGATTTGGCATCCCATCGTCAACTCGGAACGCCCATTCGGAAAGTATTTCGTTTATTAATTCAGATAAATTCATATTCATTAAAATTTGTGGTCAGCTGGTTCACATACCATTTCTAATTCGTCCCAATGAAATTTTGGTCTTTCATTTAGAAATACAAAACATTTCCATTTGTTTGATTTTTCAAAATAAACGTGTTTTTGTAAATGTGATGGGATTGCTGCCCCAGTTGGTACTCTTTTAACCGGAGTATCAAAGAAAGTTTTTATTAAGACGGTGATTGGTTCTACATCATCCCACTTACGGATTTGTTCTTCTAACATTCTCCATTCACCTCTATTAAGATATTGGTTTTGCATTATTGAATTTAGGTATGAAAACGTCTGCTTCAAATTAGCTTCATTATCAGAGAATGTTGCAGCAGGTGCTCCATGTCCTTTATCGTAAACATTTCCTTTGTAATCTTCACCATCCGAAGTTTTAATACCTTTTTCAGTATAGAAATCCATATGACCTCTATTAACATTTGTAGGTCTATTGGTTGAACGATATTTAATAATTAGTGGTTGCTCTAAAGATTGTGAATAAAGTATATCAAACACTTCATTTTTTACTCTCACATCAGGCAATTGTCCAAATGATGTTAAGGAAACGATTAAAAACGATAAAAGGAACATTAATTTCTTCATATTATAGCATATTTTTGTATATACTATAAATATACTTCTTAAAGGTTTCCGTAAGTTTTTCCCCAACTTGCTTTAACAGGAAACCCACCTTCTTCGATTATCTCTTTCAATCCCTTAATTGATTCCTTATCAACATCAGCAGGTACATCAAATAGAAACGAGTCATAAGTGTACAAGTCTAATGTAATATCAGTACCCTTAATGTAATCCAATATCCTTCTCATTTTCTCTACGTTCATCTCAGTCTCAACGGCTTGTAGTAGATAGTTAAATACTTTTTGAGGATTAGCCCCCTCAATCCACTCCAACGGAATCTCTCTATGTGGTGTTTGTAGGAATCCCCTCTTTTGAGTTTCCATCCACATCTCATCAATATAATCAGCTACGGCTTTAAAATAAGGAATTTGTTTGAAATCATCATCAATCCCACCATATAATAATTGGAATGTAACTCCTTTCGATTCTTCAACACTACACCCATATTGCTCAGCTAACCATTGGTGTACATTACCTTCCGGCATATCAAACTTCACCAACTTACCAATTAGTCGTGGGTGATATGCGTTATAGTCCATTTGTAAGAATATCCCATCGGCGATGAAACAATCTCTACTACCATCCGATTTGTTTAGGGCGGCATAGTTCACACCACCATGTCGATTGGATGGTCTACCTGTCACCGTAAATGGATTGTATTCGGTGTACACTACATTATCGGGTGAAAGCTGTTTGGAAGCTTGAGGCCATCTATCAACAAATTTTTCCCTATCGACCCGAATCCCAAATCGTTCAATATCT